AAACATCTTTCCTGAACTTGTAAAGAAGTACCTCACAGTCGCCAGTTCAGCCACCAGCTCCTCGTCATTGGGGATACGGCAGTCACGCGCCTCAAACCACGCCTTTGCCTTGTACCAAAGCTCTGCGCGCAAGTTCCTGTAAGTCGTACCCATCGCGGGGGACTCTGAGACATTGATGCCACGAGCTGGCAACCCAAGTTCTCTCAGACGGTCAACGACACCAGCACCAAGACCAATCGAGTCCACCATGATTTCGTGGGGTCTCTGACTCGGTGCTAAGGCTTCCCACTCTGCGACGACTGCGCCTGTGAGTTGCATCAAGTCTAGATTCTTCCAAGTCTTTGTGGGTTCTATGAGTGCGTTGCCCTGTCTTTTTGAGAGTGCAGACCTATCCCCTCCAAAGCGTGCGACATCCAGACCCCAGATCAGCTTGGCGTGCTGAGATGTCTCTACATCCCTGTGCTTTGCAAGTTCTAGTAATTCCATCGGGATGATCGTGTCGTCGTCTGACCTTGGGAATTCGCCTAGTACTCGGATGCGGTAGGCGTTTGACTCTTCCCCGTACCGCGCTTTCATCTCTTCGACATAGGCATCTGAGACGCGAGGAGAGTCCACGCAAGAGACTTTCATCGTCACCCAGTCATTTGCGAGTCGGTTCTGGGTGTCGTAGAAAAACCCTGAGCTTCTTACGGGGTTGCCCAGCAGTAGGGTCACGGCATTGTGTCCAGACATTGAGCCAGCAGCAGCCTCAAAGACAGCCTCTGGGATACCTGATGCCTCGTCAGCCACCAGCATCACATTCTCTGAGTGGACACCTTGCAGGGCTTCGGGTTGCTCTGCCCTACTGGTTCTGGCTGAGACGAAGGCTTCGGTTGCTGCTTCCTTGACCTCGATGCGGTCTTGCTTGACTTCGAGCATATCTCTGAGAGTTTCGGGTAACTCTTTCACCCAGCGCTTTAGTTCCGCAAAGAGCGCGTCGTATAACTGGCTGGATGTGGGGGCGGTGACGACGACCTTGACGGGGTATCTGAGCAGTAAGTACCAGATGATCGCCCAGCTCGCTGCTGTGGACTTTCCTACGCCATGACCTGACCTTACCGATATTCTGCGGTTGCCCTTGGCGATGTGCATTAGGAAGGTCTCTTGCCAAGTGTCGGGGTTGGCTTTTAAGACTTCCTTCACGAAGAGCACGGGGTTGTTCTTGTAGCGGATGGTGAACGCAACAAAGGGATTTTTGGAGAGTTCGTCTTCTCGCTTGTCTTGGATGCGGTCTATCTTTGCCACCACATCGGGGTGTAGTTTCTTTTTCTCTGGTGCAGTTGATTCTGTCGTCATGTCAGGATTGTGCCTTGATTTTTTTTATTTTTTTTGTGGGGAGAGTGGTGCTGTGGGGAGGGGTAGTGGGGGGGTGGTGTTAAGTCGATAACTGTCGGGGTGCAGTTTCAGCGCCACCCGTCGCGCAGATCGAAGGGGGGGGGTAAACCCGAATCAGTCAGACAGAATCGGTTAGTGAGTGACCACTCTCATAGCAGAGCGCATGAAACCTACACATTCGCATATCGTCGCATCTGTCTACTTTACACTATGTTCATTATGTAAAGTTATTTATGGGTTATCCACAGGTTTGTAAGCATAAATGTGGATAACTCTGCCAGTTTTCACGCAACTGTGGATAACTAGGACAACTTGGCGCTGTTTTCTGTGGATATGTCCTCGACCACCTCAATGCGTCGCAATGCGTCCAGCCTCATGCCAGACAGGTTCACTTGCACCGATGGCATCTTATTCTGGGCGTATGCAGCAGGATTCCAGCGCTCCGCCACCCATTGCCTCGTCTGGACGCGTAAACGCGCCTTGTTGACCTCCTCGATGTCTGTATCGTCGGCAATCTCGATCATCTGACCTACGATATGATCGGCTGCTCGCGCACGCACGCGAGACAAGAAGCCTTCTTGCGCTGGTGAGTCCATCCATTCGGTCAGCGCCTTCTTGCTAACACCGAGCGCCACACATATCCTCGTCTCGCTCATTCCCGCCTCAAACATATTCGTGATCTGCTCAATCGGCAGCGTGTTGAGCAACGCAATGTCGTGAACCTTCTTTTTGTTTCCAGCCATCTAAATCTCCTCCAAAGCCCTGTTAGCCGTATTTTTACGCATCTTGCTGGTATCGAACACCTTTGGCAACGACGAAGCCTCCAGCTCGTCCGACTTGACATCATCAAAGCCTGTCGCACCGCCAAGTGGAAACTCCTTCGCATCCTTGTCCAGCCTGACCATTGCAGCACACGGCATCAGCGCTTTAATTTTCATTGTGTCCTTGATGACTGGTGAGTCCATGATCAACTCCAGCTCCTCCATAGTCCAGATGTGTCTGTTCTGGACATCGGGTCTGAACTGCTGGTAAAGCGTCGCGTCGTGATGTGTACCAACCACCACCATCACCGACCCGTCCTTCATCTCATGTTCGACTGCAACTATCGCTGGCATCTCAGGCACACCGTTCTCGACCGCCCAAGACTCCAACGCTGCATAAGCCTTGACCATCCCACCGACAGCTCTATCCAACTTGACCTCATCTCTGGACACCGAAGCCTCGAACACTCTCTCAGCCTGTCGCCACACCTTGATGCGAAACTCTGAATCCACCAACTCGATCAACCTGTTGATGCCCCACCTCTTTTCGTGATCTCTCTTCACCACAGACAGCTCAATCAACCTCGAATTCATAAATACCTCAAAAGTATTCATAGGGAAATCTGGCTGTTTTAGACCACCAAGTGCTTTCTTCAAACTCTTCTTAACCATCACCTTCTCCTTTTTTTAACTTTTCCAAATCGGACGCATTGCCACGATAGACAGATGGTGTGTATACATACACACACCATCCATCTGTCCATCGTTTTGGCATAGACAAATGGATTTTTCGTTGTCCATCGTTTGTCCTCCATTTGTCCATTTGTCCATCATCATTTCTTGATCGATACGACCACCGAATTGGCTGTTTTTGCGTCGTCATCTTCCGCATAAACCGCCCAGCACATATCACCATAAATTACTACTTTCTTAAAATCAACGAGGTCTGCTTTGACGCGATACCAAGCCTTATTAAAGCTCGCCAACTGCACATCGCTGCCCATCCGAGCCTTGAATTCGTCTCTCCAAAGGTCTAGCTTTATGCACTTATTGCGTTTGTCGTCGATCACCTTCATCTCGCCAAACTTCTTAATTGAGTCGTGCAGACAGTTCAAAGCGAGTCGCTGGTTCATGCCCTTGCCTGTCTTATCTGGCGGTTTGATGGACTTTCTTTCGGTATCCATCTCCTCGTCTGCCTCGACCGCCAGACTGGATGCACCTTCAAAGTCGATGACTCCAGATGATCCAGTCGTGACCTCGACCATCTTGAACCCGATCCTCTGACCGTCTTCCCCGTCCTTTTGCTTGCTGATGTGCAGTATTCCTTTTGGCGGTTGAGCGCCTTCGATGCGGATAATCTCCAGCTCGGTGTCTACTGCGCCTAAGAGTGAAGAGTGACCGCGGAGTCCTTTGGTTGCGTCCTTACCAGCGTGATGCACCACCAGCAGAGAGCACTCATACTTGCCTTGGATAGCGCCAGCAGCAGTAATGAATGCACCCATGTCTTCGCTTGCGTTCTCGTTTCCACCGCCAAACGCTCTCGCCAAGGTATCGATGATGATCATCTCGAAACTGATCTCATGGATAGCCTTCAAGTCGTCAATGGCTTGCACCAAGTCCTTGAGGTCTGTCTGACTACTTCTGAGGTTGACTTGCCGTCTCAGGAAGTAGACTGGTGTTCCTTCTGGCGTACCGTGGTGAATCTTCAGCGCCTTGATCCTTGTGCCGATACCGCCATGACCCTCACCTGCGATGTACAAGACTGCACCTTGTTTGCTGATCTGGTTGCCGAGGAATGGTCTTCCCGTTGCGATGCACTCTGCGATGTCGAGCGCCACAAAGGACTTGAAACTCGCTGGAGGTGCGTACAGAGCAACGAATGAGCGTTGCGGAATAACGCCTTGCACCAGCCACTCGACAGGTTCGTCCTCGATGTCGTCCCACGCTTCGAGCTTGAATCCTTCTCTTATGTGTGGTGCTTGTGGCAGTTCCAACTCTTGAGTTTCTTGCGTCTCCACAGAATTATTTAACCTTGCAGGAGTCGTTACATCTAGTTCACTTACGACTGCTTGAGTGGCTTTTGTAAGGTCAACCAGCCTGTCCTTGTCCCCGTGGTATTTGTGGACAAACTCGTATGCGTCTTCCTTGATCTCTTCGAGTCCCAGATCAACCACTCGGATACTTTTTGTAACCGACTTGAGAGCTGCGACCGCCTTCCTTGCGTACTCCCAGCCCACCGTGTCGTTGTCAGGGACTATCGCAATGGTGAGTCCAACGAGGTGCTTGACGACATCTTCTGGGAAATTACTTGCACCGTTGTGCGTACAGGTTGCCACCACGCCTAAAGACTTGAGAGCGTCGGCTGCCTTCTCGCCTTCGCAAAGGAATACAGTTCTGCCTGTCTTCCTTGCAAAGTCCACCTCTGGTAAGTTGTACGGGACTATGTTCGCACCCGTCATAGATGCGTGCCGTCTGCCGTTCTCGTCCACCCTGTACTGCTTGTATGTCTTTCCTTTGGAGTCAAAGGTCTTGTAGCGTTGTTTTATGTGCTGGACGACCCCGTCCTCATCTGTGTAGTGCCACTCCTGTTCTAAGACAGGTTCTTGCTGTTTCGGCAACGGCTTGATCTGGGTAAGGAAGTCTGTGGGGTTCGGTAGGTCTGGCAACAACCCAAAGTCCTTCACCGCATTAAAGACAGACTCCTGACTGCACCCACTAAAGCACTTAAAGAGTGGCTTGCCTTCGTCTGTCTCTGACACGCAAAGACTTGGATTCCTGTCCCCGTTACCCTGCCCGTGACTGCTTACAGGACAGCTCGCCATCCATTGCCCGTTAACTCGTCTTGCGTTGCCAAGCGCTTGCGCTATTTGTTCGGCTTGCATCTGTGTAGTTTCTTTCTAAATTTGTTTTGTTAAGACTCGCCATGCTGTGGCTGCACAAAGGGGTGCTTGAGCGTTACCGATGCATTTAAGTCTGTCCACCCGATTGGGAATCCCATCAACCATTCGTACAGGTTCGGGTTGATTGAATGTGGAATGTGTGTCCCATTCTTCAATGCATTCTTGTAAGCCCCAGAACCCCCGCAGTTCCCGCCTCCGCTTGGAGTCGTTGGTGTAGCCCACAATCCAGATTCTGTCGCGTTTGTGTTTTGCTCCAACATCTGCTGCTCCCAGCACTCCCCAGTTCGCATCGAACCCCATCGAGGCAAGGTCACACAGTACTCTGTCGAGTCCTCGAATAGTGAGCATTGGTGAGTTCTCAATGAATGCGTATCGGGGTTGTACTTCGCAAATGATGCGTGCCATTTCCCCCCAGAGTCCTGATCGTTCTCCTTGGAGTCCTGCACGCTTTCCTGCTGCTGATATGTCCTGACAGGGAAATCCTCCTGTGACGACTTGGACCTTTCCCCGCCAAGGCTTGCCGTCGAAAGTTCTGATGTCGTCCCAGATAGGGAATCTAGGTAAGAGTCCATCAGCTTGCCGTTGCAGTAAAACTCTGCGTG